CACCATGCTCAATGCTAAATACTGAGCAAAGACCTAATTCATAAAAGATGTTGTTTACGGTAGGTAAGAAGTCAGCTAGTTCAAAGTATTTGAACCCTGCAAAATTATTGTGTCCAGACTTCTTTAACTCTACGTTCTGGAGCTTAACTCTGGCTTCCTGTAGCTTTTGGTAGACGAGCCATTGCTGCTGTTCTTCTTGTTCCTGTTGACGGTTATCCATTATTTATCCTTTAGCGAATTTCTTATTGAAGATGATATTGTTAGATTGTGCTTTCTCATTAGTTTGTATCTTTGCAGCCTCCTTTTGCTCACGACGAACACGTTCAAAAGTTTTACGAATGTTTGTTTTGCCAGACGAGACATATTTAAATGAAGGGTCTAGGATTGATGTCATAGGCTGTCTAAAAGTAACGATAGGAGAAACAACAGAAAGATGACTTTACCAGAATGACGGTCAATAAAGTCAGCTAGCTTATCGTCTGCTCTGAATAGTTTGTTCATGCTTCTTTCCCCTTAAAGTAGTTTTCTGCTTCCCGGTCTTTGTGTTCCTGATACAACCTGTCCTGATGCTCAAAATACCTATCATCGTCAGTCTCATCGTACTCCGGTAAGTTTTTAGCCTTAACGGTACGGTTAATCATTCCGATAATGAATCGTTGCAGATTGTCACGGAGTTGGATAGGATTTTGATGATGCTGCGACCAAACCCATAACATCTGTGAAAACTCCTCGCCAATATCTGCGGCTGTCATGTGGCAAAGTACATCGTCAGGATGTCCGTCAAGTAGCTCGTAAAGTAGAAACTGCTCGAATTCTTGTGCGTTCATATTTATCCCCTAGTAGTTACCGCCACGAAATAGTGCCACAGATTAACAGGTAATTGTGAAATATTTTCTATAAAGAAATAGAAATCAATAGCGAAGTTCTATTACCAACCATCAACATTCTGCGATAATGAAATACGAGAAAACATTGCAAAAACTGAAAGAAACTCAGCCTAAGCTCGATAAGTACCCAGAGCCTAGAAAGACAACACCTAGAGGACAGCCAGTTGAAAGAAGAACCTTCAAAATCCTTAGCAGCAACGTCAAGCGACAAAACTGGAACGATTAAGAAATACCATCACGGCCTACGTTATTGCGCTGGATGTAAGAAGTCTAGGTCATCAATCCAATTCGGAAACCTAGAGGTTTGCAAGATTTGCCAGTTAAGAGAGATCAAGGTATAGTTTTACTCACGCTTGGCGGCGTGTTTAGGCAAGCCCTAGAAGGGACTCTGCTGGTAGCCTACCAGTCCGCCAACACCTTAATCGGTGAGAGTCTCTCCTAGGGCTTTTTTTATTGGAAAAAGCTATGTTGAAATTTCGTGGATCAGAAGGATTAGAGGTTTACATCAGCGACGTAGGTTGCTTAGTGTTAAAGCAAGATAGTTTTGAATTTGGCAAGGAAGTAATGGTCGTTTTGACTCCCGGACAGGCTTATCACGTTAAGCAAATGATTGACGATTTCCACGATGAAATGGTCAACGATTGGAACGAGGGGCTGATTCAGGAGCCTCCAAATGCCTAAACGTCCATCATTCCAGTTCTATCCCTCCGATTGGCTGAGGGATACGGCACTAAGGTCATGCTCAACAGGAGCCAGAGGGCTATGGATAGACATGATCTGTTTTATGCACGAAGGTAATCCTTACGGGCATCTAAAGGTTGGGGATAAGGTTATCCTCCCAGTAAACCTTGCCCGTATGGTTGGGGAAACCTTAGAGGTTGTCGAAGGTTGGCTAAAAGAGTTACATCATGCAGGGGTCTATGACCTTACTGAAGATGGGACTATATGCAGCCGTAGGATGATTCGGGATGAAAACCTAAGACAAATCAGGGCGTTAGGTGGAAAACTTGGTGGGAATCCAGCCTTAATAAACGGTGATAAGGTTAACCTTAAGGTTATCCAAGAGGTTAAGCAAAATCCAACCCCTTCATCTTCATCTTCATCTTCATCTTCAAAAGAAGAATATAACGATCATTTTTTGAAATTCTGGAATGTCTATCCAAACAAGAAAGCAAAAGAAGCTGGTTGGAAAGCATTTAAGAAATTAAAAGTCGATGAAACATTTGTTTCTATGTTGATAAATGCTGTGCGTGAACAAGGATTGCTTTCCAAAGATGTTCAATACGTTCCTCATGCGTCAACATGGCTCAATGGCAAACGATGGAAAGATGAGGTCGTACCTAACGTCAATGCAACTATGGGGAGACGAGTTCTATGATTGGCGATTTACTAAACAAGCTGGAAAAGGTTAAAGGCTCAAAAGGTCGTTGGGTAGCTTGCTGTCCTGCTCACGTTGATAGATCACCAAGCCTTGCCATAACGGAAACTGATGACGGTCGAATCCTGCTCAAGTGCTTTGCCGGATGTAGTGCCTACGAAATTGTAAATGCAGTAGGAATGGACTTGACAGACCTGTTTCCTAACGACAACAATCTAAGTTCCCTTAAGGAAAAACATTTTAATAAAGCAGTACGCAGACCGTTTTACGCATCAGACCTGCTGAAAATAATCCAATTTGAGGCACTTCTAACGTCCGTAGCGGCGTTTGATTTGAGTGAGGGTAGGCAGGTATCGGAAGTAGACAGAAAACGGCTTAAAACGGCTGTATCCAGAATCAACGAAGCCGTTAGTTACATCTAGGGGAAGCAATGACGATCACCTTAACACGCGAAGAAGCGCAGCAGGTGCTGGATGCGTTGGCTGATGCAGCATGGTGCGTTCAGCACAATAACTTGCCACCCGATGAAGGGCATGATTGGGACAAGGAACTCGAATTACTCCGCACCCGACTCGCGCAGCCTGAACCTAATTCTGAATTGAAGGTGATTTCAACAGGTGTGACGCATATTTACAGCACTGGTGCGCCGGACGCTATTCAGTACGACAAAGACGGCAATGAGATGGCGCACTGGAAGTTCAGATCGTTCGCACCACCACAGCGCGAATGGCAGGGGCTGACGGCTGAAGATAACTCCGAAATTTACAACAGGAACTACAACCTATACGCACATGATATGCACATCGGAGATTTCTTCCTGATCCAACAAGCCGTCGAAGCCAAGCTAAAGGAGAAAAACAGTTGACGATTGAACTAGCGAGAGGAGAGGCTGAGGAACTGCTGAATATTTTACGGATGGTGTACTCGAATCACGAGCTAACGAAGGCCATTAGTAATCGGCTAGCTGGAGATGTGCTGATTGAGTTCCCACCTGAGCCTGTTGAGGAAAAGCCTGTTGCAGAGTGGAAAGAACTGTCTACGGCAGAGATCAAGACACTTTGGAATGTAACTAAGAAACCTAGTGAATTTGCCAGTTTGCTGCTGGCTAAAGTAAAGGAGAAGAACACATGAGTCTTGAATCACGGGCGATAGAACTAGACGAGGCTAGGAAGGCTCGAATCCTAAAGTCAGAGAGTATTGACGTTGAGAAGTATCTACATTCCAACGACGTAACGATACGGGTCAAGAAGGCTTCTGACTGGCTAGACTGCATCAAAGAGGCTTACCTATCGGAAACGGTAGAGAAGAAAGTCGTTATGCCTTGGACTAAGACGCATGACTCTTTTGCCTATCGTGAGGGTGAGGTAACTGTCTACGCTGGTTCTAACGGTGGTGGTAAGTCGCTTATCACTGGTCAGATAGCGTTGAATCTGGTCAAGCAGGGTCAGTCGGTCTGCATAGCATCGTTTGAGATGAAGCCTGAACGGACGTTACAGAGGATGCTCAGACAGTTCTCCGGGGAATCGTTGGATGATCCGTTGACTCACGACAGGGCAGGATTTATTACGAAGATGGTTGACCGGATGGACAAGTTTCTATCCGACAAGATGTACCTTTACGACCAGCAGGGAACTACGTCACCGGAGAAGGTGATTGCTATGTCCAGATACTGCGCTGTTGAGCTAGGGGTTAAGCATATCGTTATCGATAGCCTGATGAAGTGCGTCAAGAACGAGGATGACTTTAACGGGCAGAAGTCGTTTATCGACGAGCTAACCGCATTAGCTAGGGATCACAACGTACACATCCACCTAGTTCATCAT